GTGTTGGGTGGTCTCCAGACCTGGCTGTCGAGCAACGGCGACTTCGGTTCGGGTGGCTCCGCTGGTTCTTCCGGCACGACCGCTCGCACGAACGGCACGAACCGCACCTTCACGGAAGACATCCTGAAGACCGTGATCAAGGAAGTGTTCGAGTCCGGTGGTAGCCCGAAGATTCTGATGGTTAGCCCGGCGCACAAGCAGACGGTTTCGGCTTTCGCCGGTATCGCTGCCCAGCGTTATATGGCTCCTTCGGATGCCCCGACGACCATAATTGGCGCAGCGGACATTTATTTGTCCGATTTCGGCAGCGTGTCTTGTGTACCTAACAGGTTCATGTTGTCGGGCAACTCTGCTAACGAAGTGGCCTTCGTGCTTGATCCCGAGTACGCTGCTGTTGCTTATCTGCGTCCCTTCCAGACCATTGAATTGGCGAAGAACGGTGACTCGGATCGCACCCAGCTGCTGGTTGAGTACACCCTCGAGGTCAAGAACGAAGCCGCTCACGGCATCGCAGCTGACCTGTCGTAAGCCGATTTATCGGTGACAACTAAGGGGGCCGGGGCAACTCAGCCCCCTTTTTCACATGAACATCAACGAAATCGCAAAGAACACCAAGGTAGTCCAGCGCAAGGCTCACGCCGCTGATGATGGCGGGATCGTGATCGAGAGTTCGCAGGATGTGGGTGGGATCATTGAGTCCAATAAGGCTCAGTTCAACTCATACGATGAACGCGCTCGATGGAGTGACCATTTATTTGGGAACAAGATCGCCTCGGTTCCTTTGGTGGTGATTGACGATCTCAACAAAAAGGGCATCATGCGGGGATTCCATGTGGTTGACCAGGCTCGATTCAAAGAGTGGCTCAATCATCCTGATAACCGCGCATTCCGCACCCGTCCAGGGAGGGTCTAATGGCTATCTCCACCTATTCCGATCTCAAGACCGCAGTTGCAGACTATCTGGCGCGGACTGATCTGACCAGCAAGATTCCTGACTTCATCACATTCGCAGAGAACCGTCTTCGCCGGGACTTGCGGATTCGTCAGATGCTCAAGCTGGTCAATGCAGCGATGACCGCTAACGACTCCACGCTATCGCTTCCGAGCGACTTCTTGGAGATGCGGGACATCCATCTGAACACCACTCCAAACTTTGCTTTGGAGTACCTCTCTCCCAATATCTTCTATCGCAATGCCGACGCAACAAACACGGGCGTTCCGAAGCGATATACCTTGTTGGCGAGTGACTTCCAGTTCGCACCGATCCCGGACTCTGCTTACAACGTGCGGATGCTGTACTACGCAGCTCCGGCCTATCTGAGCGACTCCAACACCTCAAATGTGTTTCTGGCGAACTGTGCCGATGCGCTGCTCTATGCTTCTTTGGGAGAGGCAGAGCCTTACATCATGAATGATGAGCGCCTGAACACCTGGGCCGCGCTGTATCAAAGGGCAATTGACACTATCAACGCATCCGATGATCGGGGAGAATACGCAGGTGTTCCCCTGACGATGACTCTCGCACGGAGATAAATATGTCTGAAATCTCAAACTATCTTGAGAATGCGCTAATCAACGCAACTCTGCGGAACACAGCGTATACAAGCCCGACCACGGTTTATGTGGCGCTATACACCACAGACCCTACCGATGCGGATACGGGTACTGAGGTGAGTGGAAATGCTTATGCTCGTCAGAGCGTGACCTTCTCCGCTCCGTCCAACGGTGCAACGTCAAACTCGGCGGCGGTGGAGTTCCCTCAAGCGACTGGTTCGTGGGGAACGGTGGCCTATATCGGGCTTCGGGATGCGTCCTCGGGTGGGAATCTGCTGTATCACACGCCTTTGGATGCCTCCAAGACCATCGCTACGGGTGATGTGTTCCGCATCGCCATTGGCTCGCTGACGGTTACGATTTCGTAATGGCCGATCTCTACCCACCGTGGTCGATTGACTCCCTTGATAACCTCAAGGCGAGTCTGGACGACCTGACTCTAACGCTTGATTCGCCTCTATACATCACAAGCGTTACTCGGTGGGATGGGGATGCCTCTGTCGCTGCTTCTGCGAGTGTTACGGCAGACGCAACACGGGTTCAGTTCGGAGCAGGATCGATTACTGCTGATGCAGCGGTAACGGCTCAAGGAATCCGGGTTCAATTCGGCGCTGGTTCTTTTGAGGGATCGGCCTCGGTTGTTTGTAGTGCAATCCGGGTTCAGTTTGGCTCTGGAGACATCATCACTATCTCGGTGGTGACCTGTCTCGGTGGATTGGTTGCTAGCGGTCAAGCCAGCGTCACGGCAGAGGCCACGGTCACTTGCGTAGCGAATGCGACCTTCTCGGCGTTTGCCTCGGTCAACGCTCTGGCCTCGGTTGGGTGTCTTGCAAATAAGCAAGGCGACGAGTGGAGCAATGTCCAGGTTGATGAGAGTTCATGGACTCCTGTGACCGATACCGAGACAACATGGGATGTCGTCGCAAGCAATTCCGACACATGGACTGATGTTACAGACACCGAAACGAACTGGACTCCAGTTGCCGCTGCTGGTGGAACATGGGTGAGGGTGTGAAATGCCTGAAACTAAGATTACATTCGGAGAGTGGTTGCCAGATCAGCCGGGCATCGCTGGTGCGCTCCAAGCCGCATACAACGTCTATCCTCAACAGATTGGATATGGCCCTATCCCGAGCCTGACGGACTACTCAAACTCGGCCTCTGAGAACCTGACTCGCGTCTTCTCCGGGAAGATCAGCAGCACTTCCACGATGTTCGCCGGAGGTGCGACCAAGCTCTTCAAGTACAACTCGACCAACCGCAACCTGGATGATGTGTCAAAGGTTGGCGGGTACACAGGCGGGAATTGGAGCTTTACCCAGTTCGGTGATGTGGTTCTTGCCGCGAACAACTCGCAAAAGATTCAGTCTTTCACCCTGAATAGTGGAACCGCTTTCGCTGATGTTGCCGCCGCTGCTCCGGTCTGTAAGTATTTGACTGTTGTCCGTGACTTCGTGGTCGCGGCAAACATCTCGTCTTATCCGAACCGAGTGCAATGGTCTGACATCAACGACGAAACGGATTGGACTTCCGGGCCGACCTCTCAGTCTGACTTCCAGGACATTCCTGATGGCGGGGATATCCAGGGGATAACTGGTGGAGAGTTCGGTCTTGTCCTGTTGGAGAAGTCTGTAGTGCGGATGACCTATATCGGCTCACCGCTTTACTTCCAATTCGACACCATCTCTCGTGAGATCGGGTGCTATGAGCCTGGCTCTGTGACCCAGTACGGGAACATGACATTCTTCCTGTCGGATGATGGGTTCTATATGTGCGATGGCCAGAGAGTCTCGCCAATCGGGGCTGAGAAGGTAGATCGGTGGTTCTGGAACGATCTCTCTCCCTCGTATACGAAGTTCAGCGCAGCGGTTGATCCGGTCAAGAAGGTGGTGATCTGGTGCTATCAGAACACCAATGCAGGCTATTCGCTCCTGGTTTACAACTGGCAGCTCAACCGCTGGTCTTACGGAGCGACCGCGGCCTCTTACATTTCTTCGGCAGCGACTTCTGATGTGACCCTTGAGGGTCTTGACCTGTTCTCGGCCTCGATTGATGCGCTTGGCGTGTCTTTGGATGCTCGTCAATGGCTCGGTGGGCGGTTGGTTTTCGCCGGGGTTAGAGATGCCAAGATCGTCACCTTTGAGGGCCAGCCTATGTCTGCCTTCATTGAGACTGGCGATCTTTCCTCCATCGCGAGCATCATCACCTTGGCGCGGCCCCAGATTGATAACGGGTCTGCGACTGTAGCGGTTGCATCTCGTGAGATGCTGGACGACGACATCATTTACTCGACAGCGGTGGCTGCGAGTGATGAGAACCGAGTCTCTCTGAGAAGCTCTGGCAAGTACCATCGCGTGAAAGTTGTTCCTACGGGGAACTGGACAACGATGGCCGGGGTTGATGTGAATATCGTCGGGAGGGGCCGTCGATGATGTTTCGTGTTCTTCCCCCGTTTGGCGCTGATCCTCGAGGTATTTCCGAGGTAGTCAATGGGCTGATGAATGGCAAGTCCAACAACACGGGGACTGTCACTCTCGCCACGGGGGGCGCACTCACAACCACGCTCTACGATGAGCGAATCAGCACAGACACAAAGATCATTCTGCTCCCGTTCTCTGCTGCGGCTTATGCCGATCAACTCCCATTTGGAGCGTTTCAGGACTCCACAGATCAGACTGCGGCATCTACGACTGCGGCCTATGCGGTCACCCTGAACACGACTGATTACTCAAACGGGGTCACGGTCTCCAACAGTTCTCGGATCAACTTCAAGAATCCTGGGACATACAACATCCAGTTCTCGCTCCAGTTCGCAAATACAAACTCGCAGATTCATGACGTGGACATTTGGTTCAGGAAGAACGGAACCGATGTGGCAGGAAGTAACAGTCGGTACTCAATCCCCAATAAGCATGGCAGCATTGATGGTCATCTGATCGCGGCTCTGAACTACTTTATTGAGCTGGCGGCGAATGACTACATGGAGGTCATGTGGGCAACAACCTCAACAGCGGTTTCGATTGAACAACTCCCTACTCAGACAAGCCCGACCCGTCCGGCGACTCCAAGCGCAATCGTGACGGCAAACTGTGTGTCAATGGCGAGCATTGCAAATGTGTACGTTTCATCGCAGACTCAGGGATCGGCAACTATCAGCCATTACGCTAATTCCACAGCCGATAAGACCTTTGCTTACATTCTGGTGGGATGATGGAAGTCCGATTGATTTCCCCGGGCGATCTGCGACAATGGTGGCGATTCGTCAGACCAGGACTGGAGATGATTCTCCACAAGACCCCGGAAGGATGGATTCCCGAGGATGTCTACACAGACTGTTTTAACGGGAAATCTATGCTCTGGGTCGGCCTGGTGGATGCAAGGCCAATCGGGTTCATGGTTCTCCAGCCCCGAAACGACGCACTCCATGTTTGGTGCGCGTACCTTTCCGAAGTCGGATACTTCGACGCAGGCTGGCAGCATCTTATGAACATTGCTCAACACGGTGATGCGAAACGCCTCACTTTTGAATCTTGGCGACCTGGTTGGGCCAGAAAAGCCAAACAACTAGGTTTTAAGCCCCGCTCGTGGGCGCTGGAGGTCTAAATGGGTGGTTCTACTCGAACTCAAACGACAACGAACGAACTCGATCCCGCAGTCCGTCCGTATGTCCAATATGGTCTGAGCGAAGCCCAACGGCTCTATCAGACCGAAACTCCTCAGTATTACCCTGGGCAGACCTTTGTCGGGCCTTCCGCGCAGACTCAGCAGGGTTTGACCGCGCTCCAGAATCGGGCGATCTACGGCTCTCCTTTGCTCCCTGGCGCTCAACAGCAGGCCCTCTCCACTATCCAGGGTCAATACCTAGGTGGAAACCCTTTCTTCCAGGGGGCGTTTCAGCCTGCAGCGCAAGCCGCACAGCAGTCTTTCTATGACGCGATGCAGAACATCAATTCGCAAGCGTCTAGGGCTGGTCGGTACGGATCGGGTGCGATGGGCCAGCTTCAAGACCGCGCCTCTGGGCAGTTGGCTCAGACTCTCGCGAATACTGCGGGGCAGTTGGCCTTCCAGAACTACGAAGCCGAACGCGCTCGCCAGCAGGCAATGATTGGTGGCGCTCCTGCTCTGGCAGCGGCTGACTACGGTGACATTCAGCAATTGATGGGTGCAGGACAGACCGCAGAGGCTTACCAACAAGCCGCGCTCCAGTCCGATATCAATCGCTTCAACTTCCTCCAGGGTCTGCCGCAGTCTCAACTGAACCAGTACCTCGGGGCAGTTTATGGCGCTCCTCGGGGTGCTGTGCAGACGACTCCTGTCTATACGAACCGCGCTGCTGGCGCTCTTGGTGGCGCTCTGGCTGGTGGTCAGATGTTCGGGCCTGTGGGCGCGATTGGCGGCGGTCTCCTTGGCCTTTTGGGTGGGTGATATGAATGAACTTTTTGCTCAACTTTTTGGACAAAGCCCGAGTTACGCTAATGCTCTTTTCGGAGAGGATGAAGCGGCTCGTCTCCGGCAACAAGCCCAACAACAAGGACTCCTGAATGTTGGTCTATCCTTACTTGCTGGGGCTGGGCCTAGTCCTCAGCGTCGCGGTGTGGGTCAACTTCTGGCGCAGGGTGTAGCCGCAGGCCAGCAGGCTTACCAAGGAGCCTATGACAAGGCTATGCGGGATCGGATGATCCAAGAGCAACTGGCAGAGCGTCAGCAGGCTCGAGCAGAGCAGCAAGCTGCACAAGCCCTTTTGCCGCAGATTCTTCGCCCTGGCGCTCAAACAGCAACCTTCTACGGACAGCCAGCGCAAGGCGGCATCCGTGATGAGGAAGGAAATCTTTTCCCTGGCGTAGAGATGCGAGTCGGCCAACCTCAGATTGACATGAACACGCTTCAGCGGCTTCTGACGCAAGCCCCGAGCGTGGCTGGTAAGGTTCTGCCGACTGTGGAAGCCTTCCGCAAAATGAATGCGCCTCAAGAGTTTGATCTTGCAGAGGGCCAGGTTCGCTATCGGGTTGATCCAAACACGGGACAAGCTATGCCTGTGGCTGGTGCGGCGAAGACACCAAAGCCAACCTCTGATATTCAGGAATATGAGAAAGCAGTAAGTCAAGGTTTCAAGGGTTCGCTTCTTGATTACCAAATGGCTCTCCGTCAGGCCGGGGCCACCAGGCTGAATGTTGATACGGGTGGTAAGGAATTTGAGAAGAAGGCTGGCCAATTCGCCGCCGAGACATTCCGCGACCTTGCAAATCAGGGAACTACAGCAACCAGATCGGCAATTCAACTTGATCGGTTGAATACCCTGCTAAACCAAACTGGAGGCGGTCTTGCCACTCAAGCTAAGGCGATCGCTGGAAACTTTGGCATTGAGACAAAGAACCTAAGCGAAATCCAGGCGGCTGAGGCAATCGTCAACCAATTGGTTCCGTTGCAGCGACCACCCGGTTCTGGAACGATGTCAGATGCTGACCTTGCCCTATTTAAGCGGTCTTTGCCTCGCCTGATTAACACGCCTGCTGGTAACAAACAGATCATTGACACCCTCAAGGCAATCAATCAGTACGATCAACAGATCGGTGCGATTGCTAGAGATGCGCTAAGAGGGAAGATCACTCCCGAGGAAGCTGATGCTCGAATCATGAGGGTTCCGAATCCTCTTCGCAGGACTTTGGACGAAATCATTGGAGGCTAACGGCAATGAGCAAACTTGATGAAGCCCGAGCCGCTGGTTACTCTGATGATGAGATCAGGGCTTACTATCTGAGCAAGGGACTAGAACTCCCGAAAGAGCTTCAGGTTAGCGAGTCTCAGGTTACTGGTGCTCAATTGCCTAAAGCCCTGCGAATGGGCATGACGGCACTTCAAGGCCCGACCTTTGGGTTTGGCGAGGAAATCACCTCTGCCATCGCAGCGCCTATTATGCGTCGCCCCGGCGAGCCTCTGATGGATGCCTATGGACGGATTCGTGACATTCAGCGAGCTGGTATCCAGGCTTATCAAGAAGAACAACCGATCGGATCAATGATTGTTCAGACCGCCGCTTCTTTGCCTCTTGGCAGAATTCTTCCCGCTGGCCAGGGATTGCGTGGTGCTGCGGTAAGTGGCGGCGTTCAGGGCGCTATTGGTGGGGCTGGTGAGGCTCCGAGCATGGCCGATATTCCTGCCGAGATGATTCAGTCCGCGATTGGTGGTGCTGGTGCTGGTGGCGCTATCGAGCAAACCCGCAAGATGGTTTCACCCGTGGTCGGAGCTGCTGCTACTCGTGCGGCAGGGATGGTTCCTGGGGCCATCCAAGACCTAATCAGCATGACTCCAGCTGACTATGCTCGTCGCAGAATTGCTCAGGCAATGATCCGCGATGGCGCGACGACTGAGCAAGTGCAGGCTCGCCTTTCCAAACTAGGCGATGAGGCTGTCATTGCAGATGCCGCAGGGAGGAATCTGAAAGACCTTCTGGACACGATGGCGACCCTTCCTGGCCGCACCAGGAACATCACAGAGCGTGTGATTCAAAGCCGACAAGCTACTCGTGGTGGGCGTTTGGAAGGAGCGTCCAGGCGTGCTATGGGTGTGGGTGATGAGGGTCTTGGCGCAACCGTTGAAAACCTGATTACAAAACGCGCAGCCGACTCCTCTCCGTTCTATCAACAGGTGGATCGGATGGTTGTGAGTGCTGACGATGACTTGGTTGGAATCTTGAATTCCGCGAAGGAACTCGGTGCTTTCAACATGGCGACTCGTATCGCCAAGGCCGAGCAGCGTCCGTTTAGTCTAAAGAAGATTGAGCCTGGCACAGAAGCGTCAATGGTTGACATGAACTATGTCAAGCAGGGTTTGGATCAACTTTTGACCATGAAGCCAGCGGTCGATGAGAATGGAAAAGCAACTCCATACGGCAGGGCGCTGAAAGGTTTGTGGAGCCGTTTTGTTGCTCGACTTGATGATGCGACCATTGATCCAGATACAGGTCAATCTATTTATGCTCAGGCCCGGAATGCATTTGCTGGCCCAAGCAGAATGATTGATGCCGCCGAGTTTGGGCGTAATGTTCTAAAGCGAAGCCCTGATGAGATTCGTTCTGAGCTTCGTGGAATGGGCGATTCTGAGCTTCAGGCTTTCCGAGTCGGCGCTCAGGAAAATCTCAAGATGATGGCAGGAACCCGCGCAGGGCAGAACAAGCTGCTCAATATGTGGGTTGAGCCTGATACGCAAGCAAAGCTGAAAGAAGTTTTCCCGAGCGAACGGGCTTATCGAGAGTTTGTTTCCCGAGTGACTGCCGAGCGCAGGATGAAAGAACTAGAGGCTTCTGGGCGTGGTTCACAGACCGCATCCAGGGAGGCCAGGATGGAGGATGTGGCTGCATCTCAACTTCAGGATACAGTCAATCTTGCCGCCGCCGCCAAGTCAATGGATGTTGGTACGCTACTGAATATGATAACCAGCGGTATGCGTAGGACTGCGGTTCCTGAGCCTGTTCGAGATGAAATCGGGCGAATCCTATTGAGTCGCGCTCAAAGCGGTGATGAAATCCGAATGATTCGTGAAGCAATGGAAAGAATGCGCCGACAGCAACAAGTCCAAACCTCGACCAGCGGTGTAGTTGGGGGCCAATTCCAATCGGTCGCCGATCCGTTTGTTGAGACTCTTAAGTCTCTCCTTCAGTAAGGAATAAACCATGCCACGCGCAAAAATCTCAGAGTTTTCAACCACCCCCGGTGATAACACCGACATCGACGGAATCAACATAGCTGAGGGCTGCGCCCCGAGTGGTATCAACGACGCCATTCGTGAGCTTATGGCCCAGCTCAAGGACTTCCAGTCCGGCGCTGCGGGTGACAACATCACCGTGGTTGGAACGCTCGCGGCTAAGGGGACTTCTTCCTCTGGAGCCGATCTGAAGCTGTACGAGGACACCGACAACGGCACGAACTACGTCGGCTTCATCGCTCCTGCTTCCATCGCTTCTAACGTCCAATGGACGCTCCCGAGTGCTGATGGATCGTCTGGTCAAGCACTCCAAACAAACGGCTCTGGAACGCTCTCCTTTGCGACTCTGGGCATCTCTGCTGGTGGCACGGGTCAGACCACGGCCAATGCCGCTTTTAACGCTCTAGCGCCCTCCCAGACCTCAAATGCGGGTCGGTATCTCAAGACTGACGGAACGAACACTTCTTGGGACTTGCTGGATATTTCCACAGCAGATATCACGGGAACTCTGCCTGTTGCCAACGGTGGTACGGGCATCACCTCATTCGGCACGGGTGTAGCTACAGCTCTGGGGATTAATGTCGGTTCTTCCGGCGCTTTCGTGACCAACGGCGGCGCTCTCGGCACGCCCTCATCTGGTACTGTCACGAACCTGACTGGTACGGCATCGATCAACATCAACGGCACTGTCGGTGCTACGACTCCTAACACGGGATCGTTCACCACCCTGACCACTTCCTCGACGGTCACGATCAACGGCGGCACCGCCAACGGCGTGTTGTACTTGAACGGCAGCAAGGTGGCGACGAGTGGGAGTGCGCTGACCTTTGATGGGACGAATTTTGGAACCACAGGAAACGCAAATCTTGGCAGCGGAAGCAAGTCAACCGATACGCAATTAAATTTTGCGTCAGACCTTGGAACCCAACGAATTTATCTTGACCGTGGGACGCGCAGCCTTGTTTTTTACGATGCTACAACTGCAATTGAAAACTATCGAATTGCAGGCATAACCGGAGTTCAAACTTGGGGTGTTGGCGGCTCCGAACAAATGCGCCTGACCAGCACAGGTCTGGGTATTGGGACGAGTTCGCCTCAAGCGAAACTTCAAGTTTCAGCGACAACACCGACATTGACCGGAGGGTACGGTCAGATAAATGTTTTTTCTACTGACAGTTTGGCTGCCGACAAGGGCGGGGTAATTTCCCTTGGTGGAGTAACTGGGTTTGGCGCTCCATTTGATCCGTTTAAATTCGCTGCAATTGCTGGCCTAAAAGAAAACGCAACATCTGGAAATTTTGCGGGATATCTTGCTGCTTACACCACCAGCAGCGGCGGCTCAGTAACGGAGCGCCTCAGAATCGACTCCTCCGGCAACCTCGGTCTGGGGGTGACGCCGAGTGCTTGGTCTACAAGTTATTACAAGGTCATTGAAGGCGGAGACAGCGGCAATCAAGGTGCCGTAGGCTTCCGCACGGATGTCAATGGCGTTGAGTTGTTCGCCAATGCGTACTTCAATGGGACGAACAATATTTACAAGTTTAATGGCGCGGCAGGGCTATACCAGAACACAGGTGGCACTCACGCTTGGTTCACCGCAGCCTCCGGCACCGCAGGAAACACCATCAGTTTCACGCAGGCGATGACGCTGGATGCGAGTGGGAATTTGGGGGTGGGAACTACGAGTCCGGGTTTCCGTGTTGATTTCCGTATTGGTTCTGCTGGCAGCATCGCCAACTTTAGCGATGGCACACAGAACCTGACTATCGGCACCGCATCGGGCGGGGTTGGATATGTTAACGGAGCCTCTGGTGTTCTTGGTCTGTACACAAGCAGCACCGAACGCGCACGGATTACGTCGGGTGGGGATTTGTTGGTTGGGGCGACGAGTTTAGGGGCTTGGGATACGCGTCTAACGCTATCTTCAGACACTGGAACTACTAAGTGGGGCGTAGGCCCATACTCAACAGCCACAAACTTCGTTATTTCTGCAAGTGCATCAGCGGGAGTTTATTTGGCCGGGACAACTGCTACGTCTTGGTCATCAGTTTCGGATGAGCGGCATAAGGACATAATTGAGCCTATTGCAAACGCCGCTGAAAAGGTTTGCACACTTCGTGCTGTGATTGGTAAATACAAAGCAGACGAAACAAACACACGAAAATCATTCTTGATTGCTCAAGATGTGCTGGCTGTTTTGCCTGAAGCCGTTGACATATCTAATCCAGAGCGCTTTGGCTTGGCTTATTCCGATATGGTTCCGCTGCTCGTGGCCGCCATACAAGAACAGCAAGCCCTCATCAACGACCTCCGCGCCCGTGTGGCGCAACTTGAAGCCAAGTAAGAAAGGAAACTGAAATGAACATCATCATCAACCAAATGGATCGCGTGGCCGCTGACGGTTTCGTGATTACCTGTCACTGGAGCGTTACCAAGACATCTGGTGAATTTACTGCTTCTCAGTACGGAACTGAGTCGTTCACCGAGGAAGGCTCTTTCAAGCCTTTCGCTGAACTGACTGAGGCTGACGTTAAAGGTTGGCTGACGACACGCTGGGGTGCTGACGGAGTAGCTGCTAAAGAAGCTGCTCTGGATGCTCAACTGCAAGACATGGCAAATCCTCCTGTGGTGTCGGGACTGCCCTGGTAAATGGGCAAGCCGCTGGCCCTTGACAGCGGTAAATGGAGAACACGATGGGAAACAACAAAGCCCCCCAAGTGACGATTGATGGACAAGAATACGACCTGGAGACCTTCTCTCAAGAGGAGAAGATGCTTCTAGAGCATTGTGTTGACCTGGATCGCAAGATGAACTCTTGCCAGTTCCAGCTAGACCAATTGAGGGTGGGGAAGGAGGCATTCCTTTCCATGCTTAAACAATCATTGGGGAAAGATGATGGTGAGCGAGGTGGAAGCTCGGCTGAACACGCATGAAGCGGTTTGCGCGCAAAGATACGAAGGGATCAATGCTCGGCTCAAGAGGCTAGAGCAAATCCTGATTACCAGCGCAGGAGCGATCATTCTTCTTCTGATTGGTCTAGTGACCAAGTTGTAATATGGTCGATCCGCTGACCGCGATAGCTGCTGTATCGTCAGCGGTTAACCTAATCAAGAAGGCGTCCAAGGCTGTCGACGATGTTCGCAGTCTTGGGCCTCTTCTTGGTAAATACTTCGATGCCAAACACGAGGCAACGAAGGCTGTAGCTCAGGCTAAGAAGAAGGGCGGCTCCAACATGGGGATGGCCATCCAGGCTGAACTCCAGTTGATGCAGCAAAAGCAGTTCGAAGACGAACTGAAGATGATGTTCTTCACCACCGGGAATGCTGATGTTTGGGAAAACATCCAGATTCGTGTGGCTCAGATGAACAGAGATGATGCGCTCGAGGCCAAGCGGGAGAAGGAAGCCGCAGCCCGTAGAAAGAAGCAGATCGCTCAGATGATTGAGGCCACCATTGGGGCGACGATCATCGTTATAGCACTTGGTGCTATGGCATACATGGCTTATCTAGGATGGGGCCATTGCAAGTCTTCTAAGGAGTGTGGATTTTGAGAGTCCTGCCGAACACGATGTCTCGCTCTGAGAGAGAGGCGTATGTCAAACAATGGGCCGCGATCACCATTTCCATCTTTGCGCTGATCCTGGCCGTGAATGGGATGTTTGGTGGCTCTAACTCCTCCAAAGTCCTGAACAACACGATTCAAGCAAATAACTATTGGGCGTGGTATCAAGCCAAGAATGTCAGGGCAACGATCTATGAGACCTCTGGAGCCTCGGAGAAGGAAGCAAAGCAAAGAGCCGACATGGAGGAGATATCTGAAAAGGCTCGGACTGCTGAGGCTGCGCGTGACCTCGCCAAGACACGGAGTCCGTGGTTCTCGTATGCTGGCATGGCGCTCCAACTCTCCATTGTTCTCTCATCTGCTGCGATTCTTGCAGTAATGGTTCAACTCCTGTGGGTGAGTGTTCTGGTCGGTGGACTCGGAACCTCTCTCATGGTTTACGCGATGGTGATCTGATGCTGTCTCTACTTTCTACAC